GTATCGTGAAAAGGATATTTTAATACCCAATCTCTTTTTATAGGTGAGCCAAAAGCAAAATAACAATGAGGTAATGAATAAATTTGTTCATTAGTTAAATATGGCGGAAGATATTTTTCTTCGCCATTAATATCAATGCCCATTAAATAAACATCTGCATCTATTTTATGCAAGTCATCTAACGCATCGGGTTTAATCATGTCGTCAATATCCATCAGTAAAAGCCACTCGGTATTTGTAGTCTTAGCAACAAAATTTGCATAATAAGGATTTGGAACATTCCACTCAGGTTGAGGTTCAATTACAAAAACTTCTGCGATTTCTATTTCTCTTGGTCTATCGCTGATAACCATAATTCTTTTAGGTTGGACATTTAGATTTTTAATTGCTTCTTGCCAGCGTGGTAGAAATTGCTCATAACCTTCGCCATAAAGCCAAGCCATTATGGTTACATCGGCTACCATCTTAAAGGCATGCCTTGGGTTGAGATTCTGTCATCATGATAAATCCAAGTCACTTTAGGTAGATGAATTATCTTCTTATTTGCCGCGGCCATTCGCTTGATAAAAAGAAAGTCGTAACCTATGCGATTGCCTTCATTATCTACATTGTAAGAATTTGGGTCATAATCTGTGCTGAATCCACCACATTCTAAAAAAGCATCTTTTCTACAAATCCAAGTTAAAGGTACTTGATGTGGGTGGTTGTTATCCCAAGGCTTATTAAAGAATTTCTCTAAGTGACCGCCAGTACCTATTGAGGCATATTTGAAATGTGGGTAGACCAAATCAGCATCGTGCTTAACTATTTCGTTATACAACAATTCAACATGCTCTGGTAAGAACTCATCGTCATCATCTAATGGCATTATGTATTTGGTATCGGCTTGCTCAACGATTGCATCTATAACAGCAGCGCCGCCAACTTTTTCAGTATCTAATTTAACTATGTGATTTTTAGGTTTTAATGTTTGATTTTGCACACTAGCCACAGCTCTTTCGAGCATTTCTGTTCTAGTTGGAATCGTTGCTGTGCATACAGTTACATCTGCTTCATTCATCATTCCCACCCATTTGCTCTGCGCCTACGAATAGACCAGTTACCTTCCTGCACAGAGTTTAATTCTTGCTTACCTCTGAAATAGTCTGCGTTGCTTTGAAAACTTACATCATTTTTATTTCGATAACCTGCATTGATAGTTGATGAGTTGTCGTGAGCTACTGGAATGTGCGAGTGAACAACCTCTATGTTTTCGTAGTTACAACGCCATTCGTAATCATTATCTTCAAAATAAGCAGGGTGTAAGGCTTCATCAAATAGGCCGACCTTATCTACCACTTTCCAACCTAGTGAGAACGCAGTCCATCTAGGTGCTCCACCTGATAAGACAAGTCGCTCTGGTGATGATTCTTCGTGAAAGAGTCTTAAAGAATCGCCACCCCATTCATTATCAAAGCCAGTAAATAACCAGTAATCAACATAAGGCATGACCTTGATGCCAAGATTCCAGCTTGAAGCGACTCCCAAGTTATATGGAATTTTTATATGGTGAGTTTTATGAATCCAGTTATTCCAAGTTGGCTCATATTCAAACTGTGGCCCATTGTCGATTATCACCAAGTCTCTAACTGGATAATTGATTGACTTAATCATTCTGTCTAACAAATCATGCCTAATGAGAACTGGCACAATCATTGCTGGAATCATATTTACCCCTTAAAGCCGTTTTAAGGCTGATTTGACGCGGTTACACCCTTTAATAATGTAGAGAGTCGTTCCTTGCTAGTTAGGCTCTCTATTGCCGGTTCCCAAGCCTCTTTGAATACTTTGTCAGCATCGTATTGACTTGCAAACTCAATCGCCTTTTCGCTTGGTTTGCGTTCTCTGTTATACGCTTCTTCAAGCGCTTCTACTATTTCAGGAACATTAGGAATGTTAAACCAAGCACCTTGTGGAGCGTCCCATAGGGGTTGGCCATTGATTGCCCAGCCATCGCCAATAAGTTCATGACTTGCAGCAAAAGCAGACGCGATGACTGGAACTCCACATGCCTGCGCTTCGATTGTTGGAATTCCAAAACCTTCACCATAACTTGTGGCTAATAAAACATTCATTGCAGAATACAAAGAAGCCAAGATGTCTTGCTCAACACCTGTTCTTAAAGAGTAAGGGTCTGCAAACATTACTTTGTCTTTAGGAATGCCAGCAGCTTCTATTAGTTTGAATAGATTGATTCCGCCGAGTGAACCTGTTGGGTCTGTATGTAAGTAAAGAACTGCATCATCTTTATTTTTAGCAAAGAGTGAAAAGGCTAATAAGTTCTCACCAAAGGCTTTTCTATTTGGCATTACACCTTTGTTGGCTGCGTTCATGCCTACAACAAATTTATCTTCCTCTACGCTCATAAGTTCTCTAGAAGTTAAAACCTGATTTCCTAATTGAACTTTTGGTGTAGGTTGAAAAACTTTCTCAATAGCATGAGGAATATAAAGTGAATCTATTTTTTGTGAATCAAATAAAGTTTTGCCATATTGGCTCATGGCGATTGGCTTTACAAATTCTTGATTTGACCATTTAAGAACATCTGGTGGAATTGGCATGTGGTCAATCGGAGTCCAAGAAGCAACATTCCATTCTTTCCACTTTGGCCCTTTGAATACCCAAACATCAAAAAGAGTAATTAGAAGGTGGTCGGCATCTGGGTCTTGCATGTGCCAATCAAACATATGTGCAGGTATAACATCATTTGACCATTGCTCATTACCACGCGGATAAACCTTTACTGGCCCATAACCAGATTCCCAAACAGTTGAATTTGCTTCTAATCCATAATTTGCAGCAACGGCAACTTCGTGACCTGCACGCTTTAATCTCTTAATAACTTGATAACTTTGCTGGCCATAACCAGTAGAAGCCCAGGGAGCATTTGAAACCCAAAGAATTCTCTTGGGTGAGTTTGATGATTTCTTTTTTTGCTGTTTAGCGACAGCTCGCCTTTGTTCTCTATTCATCGCAGGTTCTTTCCTTAAAGCCGCAGGTGGGACAACCCTACAAGAGAGTTGTCCCGAAAATAAGTAGGGACACAGCCTGCGCTCTGTATCCCCACAGCGCTTTCGTTAGTTATGCACCAACGAAGTACTTGATGTGGCTGGTTTGTGGCAAGTTGCCATCAACACGCCAAGTAGCGCGGAAGGTAATTAGGTCGTTAGCAAACGCGTAATCGTCTGAACGGTCTAACTTCAATCCACCTACAGAACGCACGAAGTAGCTTGGAAGGTGTCCGAATAGAACACTCTTAACAGCGGTTCCTGCGTTTGACATGGTTGGGTTCTCAAAGATTGGGTAACCCAAGAGCAAATCATATTGGTCAGCGCTAATGGCTGGCGCAAATATGTATTGTCCTGAATTATCTTTTAACTTGCGAACATTTGCAATAGAAGCTGAGTTCATCATGAAGCCAGTTCCAGGCAATCTGCGGCCAGCGGTGTTTACGCTGTAAACCAAGTCGATTAGGTTGTCGGCGGTTGGAGCAACAGAAGTTCCAGTTACGCCTGAACCTGCACGATTAACGATACCGAATGGTTCAACAGTTCCAGTTCCATTGGTCAAAGCATTGTTTACTGAGAAGCCAAGAGCATTTCCAGTTTGTGATGCTAAGAACGAAACGATGTCTACACCTGCATCTTCAACAAGTTCACGAGAAACTTGGGTCAAGAATGAATACTTGTATGCACCAAGAGTGATGAAGTTGTTGAATGTTGGGTCAGATTCACCGATTGCTGCAGCTTCGCCAAATGCAGTTCCACTTGAGTAAGCAGCAAGTGATGGAATCTGTAGATTCTCGCCACCGGCGGTGTTCAAGATGGTAGAAGTATCTAATGGGCCACCGACTAGGCGAGCCAACATTAAAACTTCATTGTAGAAAGAAGTTGGAACAGGTGAACCTGTTGAAGCCTTCAAAACATCGCGCTTTTCGAATTCGTATGTACGAATTTCGCCTTTTGCTAATGCTCTTAAAGCGTCTGCATCTGACCTGTCGGTCTTTGCAACTTCAACTGGCTTTGCTTGAACTTCTAGGCCTCTCATGGCTTCAGCAGCACGCACTTCGCGCTCTGCATCTTCCTTTAGGCTTTCGATTACTTTTGCGCGAGCGTCTAGGTCAGCAGAAATCTTTTCGTATTTTGCGGTTTCCTCGGCGGTTAAATCGCGCTTCTCGGCTGCGGCGGCATCTAGAAGAGTTTTTGCTTCTTCCCATGCACGCTGACGAGCCTCAATTTGTTGTTTGATGTATTCCATCAGTTATTACTCCTCAGTAATAGGGGTGTTTGTTGTACCTGCGCGGCTCACGCGACAGCAATAACGGTGGTGGTTCCACGCAACCGTCAAATCTAGTTTAATGCAGATTTAGCGAGTCTCTTTAATTTCTTGAACTCTAGTCTCTTTGACTGGTTCAAACTTTTTAACTTCTTGTTTTGGATTGGCTAGTTTGTCTAATTCCTCAGCCCAAGCATCTGCATAATCGGCTATAGGGCCGGATTCTGGATTGCCTGCTACTTTTAGAATTGCAGCTTTAATATCTTGTTTATTCACTAAACCGCCTTATATATCAAATCAAGTTGCTTCTTCATAATGTCAAGATTATTAACACTCTCTTGAACATCATCTTTTTGTTCTCTTAGTTTAGAAACCACATCAACCAATAAATCTGCTTGGTCAGATGGCAAGGTTTCGCCTGATTCGAGTTTAGTGATTACATCTGCTAAAGCATCAACATCGACATTAGTGCGAGTAGCCAAATTGTCCAAAGAGCGTACCGAAGCAGTAGTGGCTTCATAAGCCGGAAAGCCTGTAACAATCGAAACTTCATGTAACCTGATTTCTCTCAATTCTCTAACGGTTCCTTCTGAATTCCACTTATCACCTTTAGGTGGAACAGTAAAGCCAAAGCTCATAGCATGCACATCTCCACGCTTCATGAGTTCTGCTAAATCTCTACCTGCGGTGGTATTTGGAAGAACAGCTTCTGCTAGTAATCCATTTGAATCTTCAGTTAGGCGTAAAGTCTTTGAGCGAGTTGAGCCAAGAACTTCGTCCATATTGTGATTCTTAAATAATTTAATTTCATTTCGGCTCTTAAGTGAACGCTTAAAAGCACCTGGCAAGATTCTTTCTGTAAATGGCAATGGTTCTGAGTCGCTATTGAATACTGCGGCATAACCACTAAATCTCATGCCATCAGATTCGGCATCTTCCATTCTTATTTCAAAGTCAATATCGCTTTTAACGCGGCGCTCTACTTGATTCACTTGGCCTTCCTTTTCTGCCTTACTCGATTGTATATTGATACTCGACCACTTGTTTCTATTTTCTTCTGCTCTAATTCTTTCAACTACACCTTCTGCATATTTCATTGCTCTGTTCGCGGCTCGCTTTGATGGGCCACTTCCCCAAAGCAAATGTGCTACTAATCCTGGACCTGGATAATCTGAATTATTTGGGTCTGAGTTTTTAGGTGCGTCTAAATCAGGCATGTGGCGAGCTATCCACGCGGCAATACGAACCCACTTATCTGCACTTACTCGGCCTGCTGCCATCTCTCTAGCTTCACGCAAAGTCTTATCAGTTAAACCATCGCCTCCATACCCTTGACGATTTAGTTCTAGACCTCTACGCGCAGCAGCTCTCATGTAAGCAGGTGGCGTTAAATTAACTTGTCTATCTTCTTCATCATCATCTTCATCATCTGGCTGCCAAGAGTTGCAGTAATAACCGCCATCGACAAATTCTTCCCATCTTTCACACCATGCTTTTGTGCCATTGGCGTTTTGTCTATCTTCATCAAAAAATATGCAGTTGCCACATGCTCTACCATCTGGAACATCTTCTGCTAGAGCAGGCCTATAGTTTTCTGGTAAATCTCTCTTTATGTTTCTTTCGCCACCTGGCTCAATATCTTCTGCAATAGATAATGCGACCATCTGGTCAATAGCATCTTGTTTAGTCTGATGGCAGCCTAATTGCTCACCATCTTCTTTTACTACAGCCCAACCTGAACAATCGGGTGATTTATCTGTTATGAAATATGGCATTCAATTCCTAAAAAGTTACTTTTATCATAGTTCAATAATTGTAGTTGAATTCCAACCATCGCCCCAAAGAGTTAGCAATCGATTGAAATACTTTTCATATTTAGGCGCTGTAGCCTCTAGACTATATTTTTTTAAGGCTCTTTCTCTTATATATTTTCTATCAAGGTTAGGTGCTTCTTTTGCTGCTTGAATAAACTCAGCAAAGGTATGGCAACGAAATCCAGTTACTTTATCTTTGACAGTCTCAGTAAATGCTCCCCAATCTGTAGTGATTGCTGGCGTTCCAGTCATAGCCGCTTCTGGCACTATGTTTCCAAAAGGTTCAATATATAAAGTAGGTGCAAAAATAGCTTTGGCTTTTCCGTAAAGTTCTGCTTTGGTTTCGTTTACTACTCCAAGATATTCACCATAACTAGGTGGTGTTCCATGACCAGCAATAAGTAATCTTTGGCCTAAATGTTCTGCTACATCAGCAGCAATTTGAAATCCTTTTCTTTCTATCAATCTTCCTATAAATAAAAAATAATCACCATCGCCTTTGCCTTCTGAAAAATCATCAGCATCTACAAAACCAGGAATTACAGCATCATAGAATTTGCCATCTAAGGTTGCAGGATTAGTCGTTGTAGTTCCATAGACTGAATGAAGCCAAGCATAAGATTCAAATACTCTATATTTTGAAAATGTGCCTGGATAGCCAATGCCAAATTCAACAACTATCATGTCTGGTAATTCATCTTCAAGTTGTTTATTTGCTGTACCAGAGATAACACAAATAAAGTCTTTTTTATCTGCTCTTTTTCTAATTTCTTTAGCAACAGTTTTATTAAATTTTTGCCAATGAGGTAATGAACCATCATAAGAAGCAGAAATGTAATGTTTTCCTATAGCTTTAAGCCTTTCTTCTTCTGTAAAGCATTGAATATGCTCATCACAATCAGCAGTATTAAATTCACCAGAATAAAGAAAAACAGTATGCCCTGCGGCTTTCATCATTTTTGCAAATTTGCGAACCTTTATGGTAAATGCACAGTCTGGAAAATCCTCGGTGGTGTTAGTGAAGGGAGTACCCACCAAGTGAAATCTCATATTTACCCCAATGTCGCAGTTACCGGTAACCAGACATCATAGGTGGTACTTAAGGTCACATCAATGTAATCAAGGTTAAATGTCGCAGATGTCGTGTTATTACCTTTTCTACCGATTACTTCAATTTGAAAACCTGAATCAAGAACATCAGTCAAAGCAATAGTTCCAAGTGATAAAGAACCAGTTACATTTGTTGTAGTAGTTGAGTTAGTTATATTTGTTATTTGTGTACCAAGAGCAGTTGTATCTTTATAGGCTCTAACAAATGGTGCAAGCATATTTGTTGTATTAGATACATAAAATTTAACAACTGCTGTTACTGATGTAGAGGTTGCATTAATTAAAGCTATTGAACTTAAACCGGCGGCGGTTAAAAATTGTGTTCCATAACCTGAAATATAAGTAGTTGTCGTGCTATTTGAAGTTCCACCACCACCTCTAGTCCAAGTAGCGAATGTAGCTGTTCCAGCATCGTAAGCATTAGTCAAGTTTGTCCAAGTTGCAGAACCATCAGTTGTAAATCCAGAACCACGCTGAGTTGTATTTAATGTAGTTCCTGCGGCTGAACATATATATAACTGGTTGGTATCAGAATCAAACCATAATTGACCAACTGTAGGTGAAGTTGGTGGATTCGCATTGATAGTTGGATTAGGGCCAGCCGGACCAGTCGGGCCGGTTGCTCCAGCAGGACCAGTAGCACCTGTAGCTCC